AACTTTAAATGTTTCTTTTCCTTCTAATCAAATAAATGAAGGAGAAACTCATGTAAGATTTCAAGCAGTTAAACAAGCAGTAGGTGGTGTTGCTATATCTACTTTAGAATTATCAGCAACATTAAATGGTGCTATTAATGATACTGTTAATACAGTTATTTTAAATGATGCTTCAGAATTTCCAACATCAGGATATATTGTTATTGAAAAAATAAATGCAACTAGTGGCGCTTATGAAAATGAAACTATTCAATACGCAGGTAAAGCTGGAAATAATTTAACAGGATGCACACGTGGAACATCAGCACCATATAGAGGAAAAGTATTAGCTAATACACCTGCTAAATCTCACGATAATGGAGCTAAAGTATTTGGATCTCGTTTAGCAACAGCTATTGGAACAACAGAACAAACGGGAGCTCAACCTGCTACAAGGACAGTTTATAATTCTCTTACTGTTCCTTTAGTAAATGCAGCAACTCGTTCAGAAACAGGCGGCGGTTTTCAGTGTACAATTGGACCTGTAAATGATAGAGGTTAATTATGGCATATAGTTATTCAGATTTAACAACAGATATTAGAAATTACACAGAAGTAGATAGTAATGTTCTTACAGCTGCTGTTATAAATGGATTTCTTCGTAATGCCGAACACAGAATTAATTTAGAGTGTCCTATGGATTCAGATAGAATTCAAGCTCAAGCTCAATTTGCAGCTAATTTTAATACTATTACAATGCCAAAAGGAACTTTATTTGTAAGAGGTATACAAGTTTTTAATTCAACAACAGCTGTTACAGAACAAGGAGTTTGGTTAGAAAGACGTGATCAAACTTTTATTTCTGAATACGTAGGAGAAGCAACAGGACCTGAAGGTGGACAAGCAGGTCAAGATGTAAAAGGATTACCTAAATATTATGCTATGTTTGGAGGTGCTACTACTGGAACAAGCACATCTACATCTGGAGCTATTTATATAGGACCTACACCAGATCAAAATTATCAATATATTATTCATTATAATGCATTACCAACTGGTCTAGAAACTAATACTAGTGGAACATATATTAGTAATTACTTTCCTCAAGGGTTATTATATGCATGTTTAGTAGAGGCATTTATGTTTTTAAAAGGTCCAACAGATATGTTGACACTATATGAAAATAAGTATAAAACTTCTTTACAATCGTTTGCAGCTATGCAAATTGGTAGAAGAAGAAGAGACGATTACACGGATGGTACAGTACGAATTCCAATCGAGTCAGCGCCTCAGTAATTAGGAGAAAAAAATTATGACAATAACATCGGCAATATGTAATTCATTCAAAGTAGAAATTTTACAAGGCGGACACAATTTTAATGACTCAAGTGGAGCACCAACAGGTAATACTTTTAAAATCGCACTATATTCAAGTGACTCAGCAAGTTTAAGTAAATCGACAACAGCATACACTGCACCATCAGATGCAACAGCTGATCCAACAAACACTTACGAAGTAACTACAACTTCTTCTGGATACACTGGCGGAGGAAATACTTTAGTAGCTTCAGCAGATCCAGTTTTATCTGGTGATACAGCGTGTGTTAAATTTAATACTACTACGTGGGGATCTTCAGCTTCTTTTACAGCAAGAGGTTGTTTAATTTATAATACAACTTCAATAACAGGATTCACAGCAAACAGATCTGTTTGTGCAATTAACTTTGGTTCAGATAAAACTGTAACAAGCGGAACTTTTACAATTCAATTTCCAGCTCAAACAGCGGGTAACGCAATCGTTCAGATAGCATAGGGAGTAAGTCCTTATGTCGGCAATCCGAACATTCACAGTAACGGTAGCATACGCTAGCGGCGGTAATAAATATTTTATTGATGGAGTTCAACAAGATACTATAAATCTTGCAGAAGGTTATACTTATGTATTTAATTATCCTTCTGGTCATCCTTTTAAATTTTCAACTACTTCAGATGGTACACACTCAGGCGGAAGCGAGTATACAACAGGAGTAACACACAATAGTTCTACTCAAGTTACAATAGCTGTAGCAGACAGTGCACCTACCTTATATTATTATTGTTCTCTTCACGCAGGTATGGGAGGACAAGCAAATACCGTGGACCCAGATACATGGGGAGTTTTACAATGGGGTCAAAATAGTTGGGGAAATCAAGATGAAGCAACAGTTACCCTAACAGGTTTAACAGCAACAACTACTGTAGGAACTCCATCTGCTTTTAACGAAACAGGTTGGGGTGCAGATACTTGGGGATTTGAAGGTTGGGGTGGTGCTGAAACTATAATAACTTTAACAGGGTTAACTGCGACTATATCAGTGGGAGATTTAACTCCTGCAGTTAAACCAGGTTGGGGTACTCTTAAGTGGGGAGAAAATGCTTGGGGTGATGTTGAAGGAACAGAATTTACTATAGATGGTTTAAGTTTAACAGCTAGCCTTGGAACAGTTGTAGCAGCAGATGTTGTAGGTTTAACAGGGCTAAGTGCTACAGCTACATTAAATTCTTTAAGTTCAATTACAACCGATGCTACTTTAACTTTATCTGGTTTAAGTTTAACTGCGTCTGAAGGATTACTTACAACTGATGATCATTCTGTAGGTTTAGTAGGTTTATCCGCTACAACTACCGTTGGAACTATTATTCCAGATAATGTAATGGGTTTAACTGGATTAAGTGCTACTACAGCTGTAGGAACATTTACCATAAGTTCAGATCCAGTTACTGATGTAACAGGTGTATCAGCAACAACAACTTTAGGAACTTTAACTGCTTCACCAAATTCTGAAGTAATATTGTCTGGTCAATCGTTAACATCGGCACTAGGTACAGTAACTACAATACAGGAAACTAATGCTTCTCTAGTGGGCTTAGGATTATCTGCTACAATAACATTAAATAATCCAGGAATATCATTCCCAGGTACATATGGACGAATAGTCCCTAAAACTAGCACAGGATATACTAAAATAAATCCAGCATAATTATGTTTGACTTAAAACTATATAACAAGTATAAATAACAACAATTAGGAGATTAACAAATGACATCAACATATACACCTCTCGGCGTAGAGTTAATGGTTACTGGTGAAAATGCCGGTACATGGGGAACAAAAACAAATACAAATTTAAATATCATTGAGCAAATCTCTGGTGGATATATATCTCAAGCTATTGCAGGATCAGGAACTACAGCATTTACTAAAACAGATGGTGGAACAGGTTCAGTTGTTGCAACAAGAGTTATAGAATTTACAGGTGCTCTTACAGGATCAAGAATAGTTACATTTCCAGTTTTAACAGAAAATTTTTATTTAATTAAAAACGCAACTACAAACGCAGAAACATTACAACTTAAAGCAGCTTCAGGTTCAGGTGCAACAGTTACTTGGGCTACAGATGATAAAGGTTGGAAACTAGTTTATTTTGATGGTGTTACAACTAACACAGGAGTTTATGATGTTGGTTTTGGTGCAGCTACTTCACCAGGTGGATCAAACACACAATTACAATTTAACAATTCAGGAGCCTTTGGTGGTTCTGCTAATTTAGTATGGGATGGATCAAACCTTAACATTGGTGCTCAAGGAGATCTTAGATTACAAGATTCAGCTGGTGGTGAATACATTGCACAACAAGCTTCAGGCACTACAACTTCTTACACTATAACATGGCCTGCTGGAGTTGCAGCTGGAAATGATTATGTTTTAAAATCTACAACAGGTGGAGTTTTATCATGGGGAGAAGTAACCGGTGGTGCTTCATGGCAAGCAGTTATTACAGCTGACCCATCAAACGCTGTTGCAGGTAACGGATATTTTTGTAATACAACAGGTGGAGCATTTAATTTGACTTTACCAACTTCCGCTACAATTGGAGACTTCGTTTCATTCGTAGATTACGCGGGTACATTCGACACTAACAATTTAACAATTGCTAGAAACGGCCACAAAATACAGGGGGCAACAGCAGATTTGACTGTGTCTACAGAAAGAGCGGCGAACACACTGGTCTATGTAGATGCGACTCAAGGTTGGTTGTTGCAGAATAAATAATGGCTGATTACAGGACGATTCAAGGCGCGGCTGTCAGGTCGCGAGCCAACAATACAGGTCTTGTTGCAGGTCAAATTTGGTATGATACCACTGCTGATAAATTTAAATATGAAGCATTTTTATCTTCAGGCACATGGTCTACAAGTGGTAGTTTAAATGCCGGAAGATATGCTTTAGGAAATATGGGTATACCATCTGCAGGTCATGCAATTGATGGAAACACTCACCCCGTAGGAGCACCTAATACTGCATCTAATTCTCACGAATCATACGATGGAAGCACATGGACAAGTTTATCTAACACTCCTTTTGCAGTTACATTTTTTGCATCATCAGGAGTAGATACAGCAGGAATTGGAGCAGGGGGTGGACAACCAGCAGGTTCATATCAAAGCTCAGCATACACTTGGGGTGGTAGTTCTTGGACATCTATAACTTCAGTACCAGGCGGTGGATTTGAAGCTGCTAATATGTTTGGAACACAAACAGCAAATATATTTTATGGAGGTGGAACTCCAGCTGGATATCCATCTGCTGCATTTACAGGAGATGGTTCTTCTTGGACATCAGGACCAAATTTACCAGGAAGTAATTATTATGGATGTGTTTGTACAGGAACTCAAACGGCAGCAATATCAATTGGTGGTGCATCTCCAACAACTAATAAAGTAGAAATTTTATCTGGTTCAACATGGACTAGTTCAACAGCAGTTCCTATTACAGTTCCTAATGGAAGTGGTAATGGTGTTGGAACTTCAACAGCAGCAGTATATGGTCAAGCAACTACAGTATTATCTTGGGATGGAAGCTCTTGGTCAACAGAAGCTAGTTTTCCTGTTGGTAAACCATCAAGAGCAGCAACAGGTGGTACAGTGTCCGGATGGTTTGCAGCCGGTGGAACGCCGGGTGGAACACCTACACCATCTGCAAGAGAAACATCAGAATTTGCAACCGGAGCAGTAACAAGAACAATTAGTACAACTTAAGGAGGAAACAACTATGGCAAACTATCAATATTGTGTAGCAGAAAATTGGGGAAAAGGTTTCATCACTCACGAAGATGCAGAAAAAATCTCAATTGAAGCGTTTCCAGCTAACGTATGGAAAGTACCTATTAGTAACCAAGATTCAAATAGATGGATTTCTGGTGTAAATGGTGCTAGAAAAACATTAGTAGAAGCACAAGCACTTGTTGATGCAGCAGTAGCTGCTGATCAAGCGGCCTATGATGCAATACCAGCTGATGACCCAATAAAAACAGAAGGTCATCCGGCTTATTATGCAAGACCGAGTGCTATAACATTAACGGAGTAAATATAAGTGGCAACTTATTTTGATATAAATGGACAAAAGGTAGAATACCTTTCATCAGACCCAAGCCCCGTAACTGAGGGACAGGTTTGGTATAACTCAGCTACTCAGATAGCTAAGGTGCAAGGATATTCTGCAGGAGCTTGGGCTTCAGGAGGTAACTTACCAACACCAACTTCTGCAAACTCAGGATCTGCTAGCACACCAGCAGGTTTTTCAATGGGTGGTGGAACAGGCCCTGTTGCTTCATACGTTTCAGCAACAAATACTTATGATGGAACTTCTTGGACTGCAGCACCAGCTATGACTCTTAGTTCAGCGTATGCAGCTGCCTGTGGAATAATACCTACTACGATATATGCAGGTGGAGATGGAAATCCTCCAGGAGCTTCTAATACTTATGACGGTAGTTCTTGGACAGGAATCCCTGCTCTTGGTTTTGATGGTTATCAAATGAAAGGTGCTGGCAACAAAGCAAATGCTTTTTTGTGGGGAGGATATTATTCATCTAGTGCATATAATTGGAATGGTTCATCTTTTGCAACTAGCCCTGCTGCTCCGCAACATAATTACAATGTAGCTGCCGCAGGAACTCATGATGACGCTAGTTTTTTAGGAGGATATGCAGTTTCAGGTGGTTCTGCTAGCAATTTACATCAACATTGGAATGGATCTGGTTGGACTACTAGAACCGTAATTCCTGTAAGTGGGGGAGCTTCTATGTCATCTAATAATGCACCTACATCTAATTTATGGTATCAAGCTGACAAAACTACTACACTAACATGGGATGGATCATCTTGGGCAACTGTAGGAAGTTTAAGTACTGGCAGAGTTAATGCAGGAAGTGGAGGAACAAGTTCAGCAGAAGGTTTTGTTTGTGGTGGTAATGCACCTCCGGGATCTAATGTACAAATTGCAACAGAAGAATTTACAGCAGGACCAGTAACAAAAACAATTACAACAAGTTAAAAAATTATGGCAACTTATATAGACATACACGGAAACAACATACCAATTAGATCTTCGGATCCTAGCAATCCTATTGTAGGAGAAATGTGGTACAACACAACAACGAACGCTCTTAAAGGTCAAGTTAATTTAAGTGCAAGTTGGGCTTCGGCTCCCACTATGCCTGCAGTTAAAGGCGACGGTGGTATGGCAACAGAAGGTACAAAAAGTGCTTTTTTAGTTTGGCAAGGTGCACCGGGTTCACAAAATTCAACATATTCTTATAATGGAAGCTCTTGGTCAACAGAACCAACAACACCTTATTCAGCCTCAGGAGTAATTAGTTTTGGAACTCAAGCTGCTGCTGTTGGAGCTGGGGGACAACCTGGAGGCGGTGGAGTTTCAACAACTATTAAATGGAGTGGTTCTAGTTGGACTACGTCTGGAGGTTTACCATATCCTTTATTATATCAAATTGGTGGATGTGGCCCTGAGACTGCTGGAATTTCTATTGGTGGCTGGGATCAATCTAGTCCAACTGGTGGAAATAAAAATGATGTAAAAACTTTTAATGGTAGCACATGGTCAACAGAACCAGCAACATGTCCTTTTGCTGCTTACACTGGAGCTCATTACGGAACAAATTCAGAAAACTGTAATTATTTTGGTGGATACGAACCAAGTCCTGGAAGAAATGATGATCACGTTAATTACAACGGAACAGCTTTTACAACTCTTGCAGTTTATCCACAAGGAATTGCTGGAATAGGTACTGCAGGAACTACATCTTTAGGGTATGCATGGAGTGGAAATTATCAACCAGGTTCACCACCGTATACTGCAGCGGGAAATGATTGGAATGGAAGTTCTTGGACATCGGGAACATCTTATCCAATAACAGTGCAAAATACTCAATCAGGTGGTTCAAGTGTAGGAGTTGCAATATCTGCTGGAGGAACATCTCCACCATATGTATCAACTACAAATACATTTACAGCTGCTGGACCAGCTTCAGTAACTATTACTAGTTCTTAGACTTGACTTATAACTTTAAATAGTTATATTAAATTTATTCGATGAAAGGAATATGATGACAGAAAAAAGAAATATACATGCATTAATAGAAAAAGAAGCACCTAATTTAAATAATTTATTAGATCCAAAAGACGTATCTGCATTTAAAGAAATGACGGAAGAATTAAGAGATACTTGGACTAAAAAACAAATTTTTAGAACTGAAACAGAAATGAATTTTTCAGTTTTAAATGATTACAAATACCCAACTAACGCTTCAAAATACTGGCAATGTGTTAGAGAACAAAATGTTTATTTAGAACAACTAATGCAGTTATCTTTTGAATACAGAAGAAATGATGTCAAAATAAAAAAACTTGAAAAAAAAATAGAAGAAGAAAAAGATACTTTAAAAATAGAATTATTTGAAATTGATCTTGATGAAAAAAGATTTAATAAAGCATCAATGGAACTTACTGCTAAAGACAGAATGAGAGAAATAAAGTTATGGTCTAAAATTAAAAAAGATAATGATGATGGTACTTTTGACAAACAAGATGTTAACACTCACCAGTTAGAAGCATATCATAAAATAATGATTAATAGAAAAAATACTTTAACACCAGGATCAAGTCAACCAGAAGTATTTAATGTTTTAGGACAATTAGAAGGAATAGAAAAACTTCAAAAAGAAAAAATAAAATTAGAAAACGATAAGAAAGAAAAACTTTCTTCACCACAAGGTTTAAACGCAACGTCTAAGTAATGAACTTTAGAAATATTGTTTTAGGACAATCCGTAATAGAATACGAGGTGCCTATAAATATTTATGAAACTCTTAATAACATATATGAAAAAGAATATAAAAATCTTATTCCATCTAACAAACAATTAGTAGGTAAAATAAAAAAAGAAAACAGTTTGTTTTATGATGGTAATGATGAAAAAATTATGAAAAGACATACTGTATTACCTAATGATATTATAAATTGGTTTGTTGATGTATATAAACATTATCTACAACAAAATAAAATTACAGAATTTAAAGTACATCTTAACGCTATTTGGGTTAATGACATGGTAGAACATGAATACAATCCAATACATATTCACAGTGGAACTTTGTTTACTGGGTTATCTAGTGTTATGATTTTAAAATTACCTGACTCTTATGGTGTAGAATATTCTGCAGGTGATCATCCACAAAATGGAAGGTTATCTATATTAGGTTCTAGTTCAGGACAGTTTGCTAAAATAGATTTTCAACCAGAGATAAAAGAAAGATCTTTTTTTGTTTTTCCATATGATGTAAGACACAGCGTTAATCCTTTTAACGGACCAGGTATGCGAAGAACTTTGGCTGCTAATTGTGATGTTGACTACAATCCTGTTTTGAGTAGAGGAGTAGCTTAATGTACGAAAATTCAATTATATTAGAACCAAAATGGAAAAGTTGGATTATAGAAACAACTACACCTTTACTTACACCAGAGCAATGTAGAATGGTTATTGATTGTGGTAGAAAACAACCACCACAAAAAGCTGAAGTTGGTATGGGAAAAGAAGGTGGAGGAACAGATACTAAAAAAAGAGTTACTACTATATCTTGGATTCCTTTTAACGAGTTACCAGACCTTTATAAAACATTAGATAGTTTTATACAAAAAGCAAATTTTAATCATTTTGGTTTTGAAGATGTAAGAATTACAGAAAATGCTCAATTTACAGAATATCCAGAAGGCGGGTTTTATGATTGGCATATGGATTGTGATGTGACCATGGCTCACGAACCACCTGTAAGAAAAATATCTATGACATTGTTATTAAATCATCCATCTGAATTTGAAGGAGGTCATTTAGAATTAATGGCTCCAGGTCGTTATAAAGAATTAACTCAAGGCTCTGCTGTATGTTTTGCATCATTTTTAAATCACAGAGTTAACAAAGTAACACGGGGAGTAAGACAGTCTCTTGTCGTGTGGTTTGGAGGAAAACCTTTTAAATGATTAAAGAACAATTTTTTCCAACAACTATTTATGCAAAAGACATACAAATAAATAATGATTTATTAATTAATTGTATTGTAGATATGTCTAAAAAAGACAAAGGTTTAAAAAAAACAAACGTGCATGGTTGGCATTCTAAAAACATAGGCAGCTCTCAAAAAGAATTTGAACCGTTAGTTAACGAATTATACAATATGCAAAACGAAATTTATCAAGAAGAATGGTTAGATAGAAAACCGTTATTAGGTAATATATGGGCTAACCTAAATCCTCCAGGTAGTTATAATAGACCACACGTACATCCTAATTGTTTATGGTCTGGTGTATATTATGTAAAAGCTCAAGAAAATTCTGGTAAAATTATTTGCAGTGATCCAAGACCAGGAGTACAAATGAATATGCCTGTTATAAAAGATGGTGTTCCTCCACAACATCTATGGAGAGAATTTTACTTAGCACCAATATCAGGAAGAATAATAATGTTTCCTTCGTGGTTGTGGCACTCTGTTGAACCCAATGAATCTAATGATATAAGAATATCAGTTTCGTTTAATTTTATACAAGAAGGTTTTAATGTTTGATAAATATCAAATAATCAAAAAAGCAGTTAGCTATGAATTAGCTAATTTTATATTTAATTATTTCTTACTTAAAAGAGATGCAACAGCTTTTATGTATAAAAATAACATACATTCACAGTCCCCGATACTTGGAACATGGACCGATACACAAATACCCAATACGTTTTCTTGTTATGGTGATTTTGTAATGGATACATTACTAGTTAAAATGTTACCTGTTATGAAAAAACACACCGACTTAGATCTATGTCCTACTTATTCCTACGCAAGAGCATATAAAAAAGGAGACATACTTCATAGACATAAAGATAGACCTAGTTGTGAAATATCAACCACAATTAATTTAGGTGGTGATCCTTGGCCTATATTTATAGATGGTACAGGTGCTGATAATGTTGTTAACGAAAGAAAAAATATTGTAAAACCAAACGCTCCAGCAGGCACTAAAGTCTTGCTTGAAGTAGGAGATATGCTAGTATATAGTGGCTGTGATCTTGAACATTGGCGAGAGCCTTTTGAAGGGAACATTTGCGGTCAAGTATTTCTACATTATAATCATGTAAATGGCCCATTTGCTGAAAAGAACAAATTTGACGGAAGACCTATGCTGGGTCTACCATCATTTGTAAAATAGTATAATAATGGGTTTATATGTTACAAAAATTAGGATTTCTACCAGGCTTTAATAAACAGGTTACTTCAACCGGCGCTGAGTCTCAGTGGACGGAAGGAGAAAACGTACGTTTTAGATATGGCACACCAGAAAAAATAGGAGGCTGGCAACAATTAGGAGAGTCTAAACTTACAGGCGCTGCTAGAGGTTTACATCATTTTGTTAATTCAGCTTCTACAAAATTTGCAGCTATAGGAACTAACAGAATTTTATATGTATATTCTGGTGGAGTGTTTTATGACATTCATCCTTTAGTCAATCCATCAGGTACTACAATTACAAATTGTTTTAGTACTACAAATGGTTCACCTACAGTTACTATTACATTTCCAGGAACCCACAGTTTTCAAGCAGGAGATATAATTTTACTAGACGATTTTACTACAGCAACTAATTCTAATTATTCAGCTACAGATTTTGATGATAAAAAATTTATGGTAACTAGTGTACCTACGGCCACTAGTATTACAATTACAATGCCTACTAATGAAACAGGAACAGGTGCTAGTTTATCTGGTGGAATTAAATATTATCAATACTATCACGTAGGACCAGCAGAACAAGTAGGAGCATTTGGTTGGGGTATATCATTGTGGGGTGGTAGTGTTTTAGGTGTAGCTACAACAACTCTAGATGGAGCTATCGGTAGCACGTCAGGTGGTAATAATGGTTCTGCTACAGAAATAACATTAACTAGTGTTACAGGTTTTCCTACATCAGGTACAAACCATGTATTAATAGGTAGTGAAGAAATATCTTACACAGGAATTACAGGAAATAAATTAACAGGTATTGGTAGAGCAGCCAGAGGAACGACTGCAACAACGCATTCAAATGGTGCTACCGTTACCAACACAACTTCTTTTACAGGATGGGGATCGCCAGCAGCTAACACAGACTCGGTAACAGACCCTGGTCTGTGGTCATTAGATAATTTAGGTACAACACTAATAGCATTAATACACAATGGAGAATGTTTTGAATGGGATGGCGATGCTGCTAATGCAACAGCAACACGAGCTACAATTATAACTGGTGCACCAACAGCGTCACGTGATATGTTAGTGTCAACACCCGATCGTCACTTAGTATTTTTTGGTACAGAAAAAACTATTGGAGATAAAACATCACAAGATGATATGTTTATTAGATTTTCCGATCAAGAAAATATTAATGAGTATACACCTACCGCTGAAAATAGTGCTGGTACACAAAGACTGGCCGCCGGATCACGGATCATGGGAGCTAAACTAGGTAGAAATGCAATATACATTTGGACCGATACATCTTTATTTACTATGCGTTTTGTTGGAACTCCTTTTACATTTGCTTACGAACAAGTTGGAACTAACTGTGGATTGATAGGTATGAATGCAGCCGTTGAAGTTGATGGTGCTGCTTACTGGATGTCTGATAATGGTTTCTTTCGATTTACTGGTAAACTAGAATCAATGGATTGTTTAGTTGAAGATTATGTTTATGATGATCTTAATACTACATCAAATCAATTAATTTATTGTGGTATTAATAACTTGTTTGGTGAAATTACTTGGTTTTATCCAACATCTACATCTAATGTAGTTAACAGAGCAGTCACATATAGTTATTTAGATTCAACAGCTAAAAGACCTATTTGGTTTACAAATGCAAGTACATTATTTACAAGAAGTACTTGGGAAGATTCTGCTGTTTTTGGTTTACCACACGGTACTAAATACGATGCAGGTACTGATACATCATTTGATGTTGTTGGTAATACAGATGGAATTACAATTTATTTTGAACACGAAACAGGAGTTAATCAAGTAGAATCTGGAGCAGTAACCACTGCAATTCCAGCTAATATTACTTCTGGAGATTATGATATTACACAAAAAGTTATACGAGGAGCAGCAACTAATATGGCTGACCTTAGAGGTGATGGAGAAAACATTATGAGAGTCAGTAGAATTATTCCTGATTTTATTGCTCAACAAGGTAACACTATTATACAATTAGATTTAAGAAATTATCCTAATGATACCGCAGCTAGTTCATCATTAGGTCCTTTTACTATTACATCTGGCACTGACAAAGTAGACACACGTGCGAGAGGTAGAGCTATAGCTCTTACCATATCTAACACAGCTGTAGATACTAGTTGGAAATTAGGAACATTTAGATTAGATATACATGCTGGAGGAAGAAGATAATGGCAAAAATAGTACAAACATTAACTAGAGCAAGTGACGAATATGAACCAGATGTAGCACAGTCTTTAGTTAGAGATTTAGATGCTGTGTTAGAAAAATTAAACACAACATTTCAAGAAGAATTAAAACAGGAAATAGAGGCTAGAAGTCTCTTTTTAGATTAATGGCAGTAGTAAACCAATATAAATTTGCAGGATTAAATGCTAATACAGACAACACAGAAAAAAATCCTTTTGGTTCAGGTAATCCTTTGGTTAATGAAACCTATATTATTAAATCTATTTTAGTTAAATCTGCAGGAACTCCTACACCTACAGTAACAAATGATGGTATTGTTGTTATACAAGCAGCTCAATTAACAGCCAATACAACAGTAGAATTATTAACACAACCGTTGATAGTTGAGGGTGGAAAAACCCTTACAATTAAAGCAGGTAGTTCAGACGCTTTTACATTTGGTGTCAGCTATCTAAACATTAAGAAAGAGGTAACAACATAATGCAAGATATACCAGTAATAACACCAGATAAAATAATAACAAAAATATCAAATAAAAAAACCGGAGAGGTTTATGAAACGGAAGAAGCTTTAAAAGCTGCTAATATACCCGAAGAAGACGTTAGAAGAGATATAACCGTTATCATGCCACCTCTTGATTTAATAGGAAAAACAAAGTAAAAGGAGATACTATGGACGAAGAAATTTCAATAAACAATTCAATAGAAACTGGAGCACCAGACATTAAATATAACCGAGGTGATATTAGAATGGGTGGTCGTGAACCAAGAGACCAAGGCAAAGAAATTGCGGCAGAAATATGGTCACAAATGGAGCCAGAACAAAAAGTACAGTTTCAAAGTTTTGAAGCTTTTTTTATGAGTGGTATCTGGAAACAAATTTTACAACAGTTGCAACAAGATCAATCAGGAATTAGATCTCAAGCTCCAGAAATGAGTATGAGTGAAAACGTTAACATGGCAGAGCAGATGCCTGGTGGCGGAATAGCTGATGTTGATGTCAGAGAAAAAGTTGCAATGGCAGCCAACGGCGGTTTGATGGGTCTCTATAACAGAGGGATGTAGTCATGGCTGGTTTAACAGCAATTAAAAGAAAAGGTTTTAGAGGTGGAGGCATGGATGCTTCTACAACTTCTTTTTCAGAATCATTTGATAAACAAATGGGTAATGCTCCTGGAACTACTAAAGGTAATCCAGAGATGGACAGAAGAGAAAGAGAAGGTCAAGCAGCAGCAGATAAAACTAATCAAGAAATAGCTAATAGAGCAGCAATTAGAGAAAAACAAAAAGTATTAGATGAAATTTTGGTTACTCCTGCTGGAAGAAATAAAAGACTTAATAAATTTCAAATTTACAATAATAAATTTCAAAGACAAAGAAATTTAGAGTTAGCACGTAAAAGAGCATTTCAAAAATACCAAGACATAGAACAGTACGCAGATATAATGGATGATTATAGTTTAACTGCAGAAGAATTAGCAGCAGAAATAGCATCTAATCCTAACTATGGTTATGATTTTAGTAATTTAGATAAAGGGTTAGCAACTCTTACAAGTAACAGAGGCACATCAATAGAATCTACAAGACCAAATTTATATGATGTTCAGCCAAAAGCTAAATACAGTATCACTCAAGCAATTTTAGATAAATTTAGACCAGACACACAGGTTACAGCATTAAATACTTTAAATAAAGCTAGAGATTATACTAATTTAGTTAACAATTCTTCAACGATGACTAATCAAGAAATAAAAGATGCACTGACAGATTTACAAAATAGAGGTAAAACTCCAGATCAAATTGATCCACCAGATGATAATAGTCGATTACCTTACATACCAATGAATTATACTAGTGGAGTAACATTACCAATAGATGATGTTGCAGAAGAAAAAACATTTGACTACAGATTTGGTACAGGACAAAAAATAGGTGCTGATGTTTTAAGAGGATATGTAGCTAACGGTGGTAGAATTACTAGAGCAGGTGGCGGCATTATGAATGCTGTACCAAGACAAGGATATTTTTTAGGTAAAATAGTTAAAGGTGTTGGTAAAGCTATAGGTAGTGTAGCCGATGCAGCAGGAAAAGTTTTAAAAAGTGATGTTGGTAAGATGGCAATTGCTGGTTTAGGAGCATATTATATGGGTGGTGGTATGAATTTAGGTGGTGCTAGAATGTTTGGTAATACAGGTTTTGGCACGTCAGGTTTTATGAGTAATCTTGGAAGAGTAGGAACTTTTATAAAAGAAAATCCTTTTAAATCTATTGGATTAGCTTCTGTAGCTTTACCTTTTTTAGCAGGAGAAGCTAAACCAAACGAAGACATTGGTATGACTAAAAGAGGTGGATCATTAATAGATCCTATAACAGGACAAGCAGCAAAACCAGCTGAAATGAGAGCATCATTAAATGAGGCTTTAAATAGTGCTGATGGTGATCCAGATAAAATAGCAGCTATTCAAAAAGCATATGCATTTTTAGGACCTGATGAAAGATTAGGAACTTATTTACCTTATAGAACTTACGGAGTTAAAGATGGCGGAAGAATCAGGGCCCAAGAAGGTGGACTCATGAACCTTGGTGGTATGGAAAAAGATTATAGAAACGAAGGTGGATTTGTAC